GATACGGATTATGATTTTAGCTCTTTTGGAGGTATTACAAATCCAAAATCAACTGGTGTAACTGGTGATATAAAAATTACCATACCTGTCCAAACTGCAAATGACTCTACATTCATTATGCTTGAATGCATTAAGAGATATGAATCATTAAGCTAATGGCTAGAAAAAGAGACAAACAGCCGCCGAAAACTAAAAAGTATTTTCGCCCTACAAAAAAAGGGGCGGGAATGACGGCGGCTGGTGTTGCAAAATATCGTCGTGATAATCCAGGTTCTAAATTAAAAACAGCTGTAACGGGAAAAGTTAAGCCTGGGTCAAAAGACGCAAAGCGTCGTAAATCATTCTGTGCTAGAAGTGCAGGACAAATGAAAAAATTTCCCAAAGCAGCTAAAGATCCAAACTCTAGGCTAAGACAAGCTAGGAGACGTTGGAAGTGTTAAAAGTTTTATTATTTATTACAATTTTATTATTTTCAAAAAATTTGTATTCCGAAACGAATACAGTTAGTAGCACGGTTGTGACCAATTCTACACCACCTACTGCTAGCGCACCAAGTGTTGTAATGAATAATTCAGACATATGTAAAGTTTCAGCAAGCGCAGCTGTGCAAACTCAGATACTTGGTATTGCTGGCGCAAAAGTTGTTGACGATGAGCTGTGTGCGCTTTTAAAAATTAGCAAAAATTTATACTTATCAGGCATGCGTGTTGCGGCTGTTAGCACATTATGTCAAGACCCACGTGCTTGGGATGCAATGCTTATGGCAGGTACCCCATGTCCGTATTTTGGTGCCATTGGTGGTGAAGCAGAAGAGGGATGGAAGGCTGATATGGATTTAATACCAGAGGGCAGTGTCATCTATGCAAAATGGAATGATGAATTAGTTAAAATTAAAGTTCAAGAAGGAGTCGAAAGCGATGGATCAAAATTTATCAAATTTGTTATTGGTGCTATGGTTTTGCATTCTGGCATCGTTATGTTCTTCCCTTAGAGCTGAGTGTCCAATAACTGCTTCTGGAGTTTGTACACCTGGAGTAGAAGAAACAATTGTAATAACAGAAACTGAATCAATAGAATATGAAGCTGATGGACATACCGTTACAACGGAGACCACAACTACAACCACCACTACAACCATAATTACCGAAGACTCTGGAGATATATTAGATGGCGACAATGGTTTTGTTTTACCTAGATATGAAGGCGATATGGATACAGATTGGGGTGGGCAAGGGCCTGCAAACATGCCATCTGGAAACAATTGCTATGCATTAGGTACAGATAAATGTGCTCAGATTACTGGATCAGGTAATACAACGTCGACACAAGGCGTGAGCGGAATGGGAACCACCTTTATTCAAACAGTAGATATATCTGAGCTAGACATCGAAAATGGTGGCAGAACAAACTATTCTATCAAAGTGGATAAAAGAGATCCGCAAGATCGTATTTATATGCACATTACAGGAAAAAACGGCAATACAAGTGTGTTTAGTGGCACAGATATATTATCGGAATCTGGAGTAACTAGTGGCTATCAAGAGTATATGGGGGGTTTTGATTTTGCAGGAACAATTACAAAATTAACTATAGAAATTGGAGGACGGGATATTCAGATGTCAATCGGACCGCTCTTTGATGATGTCAAAATAAACGTATTGTACAATGTCGTATCCACAATAGTGACACAATCGATAACATCTGTAGAAATGTGGGTTGCTTATGGAGGTAGCACAGAAACAGATGTTATAGATATTGTAGAAAATATTTTTGACCATAATGACATTGTTTTACCAGAGTCACCTACAGATGATGTTTATTTTGAACCTGAATTTGATGAACCAGATATCGAGGTTACTTACGAAACTGTTGAGATAGAGTTAGAGATGCCTAGCTTTGAAATGGATCTACCCGAAATGGAAGTCGAAATGCCAGAGGTGGAAGTTGTAGCAGTGGAAGTTGAGATGGAAATGGAGATGGAATTAGAGTTAGAAATGCCAGCGCCAGAGCCAGAAATGACAGAAGAGATTGAAGTTGCCCCAGAACCAGATACAATAGAGTCAGAACCAGAAATGGAGGAGCCAATAAATGAGCCAGAACCAGAACCAGAATCTCAACCCGAGGCTGAAGCTGAGCCAGAATCCGTGGATGAGTCTACTGAAGAAGATTCTACAGAAGCTGAAAGTAA